CGCTCCGGGTTCGTGCAGCGGGTAGCAGCATGAACCGCGCTCCGCGTCCAGGCTTGAGCAAGCGCACCCAAGACCACATCGCGGGCCATGTGCTCCTCGTCCTCGTCTGGCTCTTCTCCTTTGGGGGCGCGGTCCTGCAGGAGCTGGGATGTGCTCCATGACATGCTCCGGCGCGGTCGTTCTCCTTGTGCTCGCAACCCTTGCCACCCTCGTGGCCCGCTCCCGATAGCCTCACCTCGACAACCTCACCCCGTCCGGTTCTCCGGTCGGGGTGTCTTGCGTTCGGGAGCAGGTGACGCCCCCTATACGCGCGCGCCACCTGCAGCGCTGGCACCGTTGGGGAGGGGTCAAGCCTCCGAGTTCCTCCTCCTCCCCCCCCCCCCCTCGCACGTCGAGACGACGCGACAACAGCCGCGCCTCACCCCCGCACCCATCGGCGAGAACCCGCACCACCACGCCACTATCACCGACCGAACGTCACCAGTAACCCCTACCCCGGGGGTACCCCCCAAACCAAAACCGAATGTAGTAATGATTCCTAAATGCCCCCCCAACACGGCCTTAAAATCCTTATTTGATCCGCTTGGCAGCAGGTGGTGCTCACACCAGGCGCTGAGCTGTTCGAGGCGTCCTCGAGCATGGTGACGTTGCAGGGGCTCCTCATTCGCTGCGCTCTTCGTCGGGCGCTCGCTTGGTCCGCCAGCTGCCTTCGGCTTTGACGCGGCGTCCCGTCGCTCGCTGGTAAGGGGATCGTAGACCACCGTGTCAAGCTGAATGCAAGTGCCTCCCTCTAAGTGCTTGGTATTACTGGAGAAGGATTACTTGGTGGAGTCGAGGTGGTGTGGTGCGCGAGGTGTTTGTCACTGGTTGTCACGGGACTCCTTGTGGGAGGTGTAGTTGAATATGATGATGAGGTCTGAACAGGAGAAGGACATGCCACAGAGCTACATGGTGACGGGACGGTTGAGTCGGGATCCAGAGGTGAGGACCTCGAAGGCCGGCAAGGCTGTGTGCAAGTTGAGCATTCCGACTGACGATGGTTGGGGTGAGCGGAAGAAGACGACGTGGCACAACATCGTGTGCTTTGGGAAGACTGCGGAGATCGTGGCTCAGTACAAGAAGAAGGGTGACTGGGTGTGTGTCCAGGGCCGTCTGGAGATTGATGAGTGGGAGGACAAGGACGGGAACAAGCGTCGGACTCCTCAGCTCATCGCGAACAGCGTGGAGTTCGTGGGGAACAAGGCCCAGGGGTACACGCCTGATGACAGCTACGGGACTCAGCAGGGTGAAGACGAGATCCCGTTCTGATGGAGTACCTGCCTGACGATGCGAGCTTTGGTCTGGCGGGCTTGGAGGTGACTTCTTGCCTGTCGTGCCGTTCGTGGTCGGGTTCTTGTCGGTGGGCTGGGGTTGCTGCTGTCGTGAGATGGCGGCGAGCCCGTGTGATGGACAGTGATGGAGCTGTCTGGCACTTCGGGAACTTTGACCCGACGCCTGCCAAGCCGTGTCCCAAGCGGAAGAGGAGGACGGATGGGTGAGGCGAAGATGACGGTGTCTGGTGTGGATGGTCGGTGGACGGAGGTTGAGCTTCGCGCAGCCGAGCTTCTGCGCCTGGGGGCGACAGAGGAGAGTGTGGCTGTCGAGCTTGGTGTCCACATCAAGCAGGTTCGTTCTCTCCAAAAGCGCAAGCATTTCAACGAGTTGCTTGGGCTGACTGTCGGGCCAGTTCGTGGGTATGCGGAGGGGTGGCAGGCCATCCGGGAGCGTCAGCTTGGTCTGGCGTCGAAGGCCCTGGACACGATTGAAGAGGCCATCGACAGGCGGGACGAGGACGGTCAGGTGGACGCCATTGGTCTTCGTGCAGCCGAGGGGCTCATCAAGAGCTTGGAGAAGGGCGTGAAGCAGGAGGCTGATGGTGGCTCGAAGGAGCTCCAGTCGTTCATGGCGAGGCTCGAGGAGATTGCTGTGAAGGAGGCTGAGGCTGGGTCGGTTCGCGTCATCGAGGTGGATTCATGAAGCGGACGTGTCTGACGTGCCGGAACCGCTACCGGGGCCAGTGCGTGAGCGATGAGGTGGAGGGGTCGAACCCGGACTCGGACATCGAGGGTGAGCCCCAGACCCGTGAGGGTGTTGCCATCCTCGACTGGATGGCTGACAGCTTGTACGCCCAGGGCGACGAAGTGGCTGTCCGCAAGGATGCGTCCCCCTGTCCAGGCTGGGGGCGTCGTTGAGCGCGCTCGACCAGTTCCGTCAGCTTCCTCAGGACACGCGCATGCGGGCGTACCGCATCGTGGACTACGACACGAAGGAGTGGACGTACTACGAGCCGCGCGCTGCCCAGCTCGTCTTGCGTGAGGCGATGCGTCGCCACAACCGCATCCTTGTCCCCAAGGCTCGCCGGCTCGGAGCGAGCACGGAGGTCGAGGCCTTCCTCTTCGATGCTCTTTTGATGGCTGACCGTCCTCTGCCTGTGGCCTCGATGGCTCATGTGGACCGTGCTGCGAAGAACATCGCGAACATGCTGCGTGGCATGTACATGGGTCTGCCTGAGCAGATGCGCCCCAAGGCATCGAAGATCAACGACAGCACGCTGGTGCTCAAGGACAGCGGTGCGAACCAGACCGTCTACATGGCTGGAGCCCGGGGTGGTACGCGCTCGTTCGCTGCTGCCATGGGTCACCTGTCAGAGTTCGACTTCTACCCAGACCAGAACGAGACGGTGGCTGAGGTAGACGCAACGGTGGGTGACGGGCTGCTGGTCTTGGAGAGCACGGTCAACAAGCCTGGCTCCAAGTTCCATGAGCTGTGCATGGGTGCGCCGGAGAACGGTTGGGAGGTGGTGTTCCTGCCCTGGACCTTGCATCCGGCGTATGCCGACAAGGTGAAGCGGGACTTCGCGCCGACAGCGGCTGAGCTTGTCCTGATGGAGGAGCATGGTCTGACGCATCAGCAGGTGGCTTGGCGTCGCCGGCAGATCGCCACGCTCGGCAAGGCCAAGTTCCGCAGGGAGTACCCGCTCACCGTCGAAGAGGCCTTCGCCACGCAGGCCAAGAGGTTCTTCCCAGTGGAGAGCATGGAGCATGTGGAGGTCAAGCGGGTGGCTGCGACCGACCGGGATCGCCTCCAAGTGCTGGAGGATTGGGAGCCTGAGGTCGAGTACACCATGGGTGTGGACGTAGCGGCTGGCGTTGGCTCGGATGAGAGCGCCATCACCGTCCTTGATGGTGGTTCGCGGTCCCTGGTTGCCCAGTGGGCCTGCAATCGGACCACCCCGAGCCGCCTTGGTGAGGCGATATTGCGCCTGGGCCGGGCGTATGAGTGGCCTGTGCTGGTGATTGAGTCCAATGTCTACGGCAGGCGGGTCATCGAGGACGTGAAGCGGCTGGGATACCCCCGTCGGCGGCTGTGGTTGAGTGAATCGGGCAAGCCGTGGCGCACTCATGGGGGCAATCGCGCCGGATTGTACGAAGTGGTCCGCGCGACGCTGGAAGATGGGCTGCTTGGCGAGGTGACAGAGCAGTTGTTCGACCAGTTGGCGTCCACAGGGTGGAACCAGCGCAAGAATCGCCCCGATCACGCGGCGGGAAAGCACGACGACCGGCTCATCAGCCTTGCTCTGGCGTTAATCGCTGCCCAGAGTGTGCCCCTGCGCCTTCCTGAGGACCGTAGTAGGGTGACGATGGAAGACTTGATTCGTAAGAACCGGACCCGAGACGCTCAGCGGCCTCATCCGTTCAATGTCCGTGGTGATCGCAGGAGGCCGATGTGAAGCCAGCCGATGTGAAGCTCAAGCTCGAGGAGCACGACCGCTACTGGGAGGCCCAGCGCCCCGAGCAGGAGGCTCTCAAGGATATCTACGAGACGCGCTTCTTCTCAATCCCTGAGCGGAACGGTGACCAGATCGAAGTCCAGACATCGGACGCATTCGGCTACATCGAGGGGATCATCGGCCAGCTCTACGCCCGGAACCCTGCATGCGTGGTCCGAAAGGGAATGCGCTCGCTTGGTGACGCTGAGGTCGCGCAGACCGTGGCGAACGGGTTCCTGTCGGAGGAGTGCCGGGAGGCCATTGAGCACGGTACGCGCATGGCGCTGATTCACCCCAACGCTTTCATCAAGCTCGTTCCTCGCGAGACGGAGGACCCCTACAAGAAGGTGTTGCCTGTGGCGCTGCCTCCGTGGGAGGTCATCGTGGACGTGGATGCGCCGACCTGGGACGAGAGCCGGTTCGTCGGGCACGCCTACTGGGCTCCGCTGTCTGATGCGAAGGCCAAGTTCGGGAACCGCAAGTGGCTGGCCCGTCGTCGCGAGCCGTACTTCAAGCGGGACCGGTACGACGAGGAGAGCCGGGAGTCGATGCCGTCAGCGATGGCGACGAAGTTCGATGAGTACGTCCGCATGGTGGAGTTCTACGACTTCGACGGTGGCAAGCTGTACTTCTGGACGCCTGACGTTCATGGCGAGCTTCGCTTCCTTGAGGTGACCGACATCCCGGTGCGTTCGTGGGATGGCACGTTGCTGAGCACGATCGTCCCGCTGTACTTCTCGTCGTTGCCGCATCGCCCGATGGAGGGCTACTCGGCCCTGCGGCGCATCTACGACCAGCTCTACGAGAAGAACATCGTGCGGAGCTTCCAGGCCTCTGCGGTTCGCAAGGTGGCTCGGCAGTACCTCGTCCGGTCGGGCGCGCTCGATGAGGAGAACCAGGGGTACATGCGGTCTGGTGTTGATGGTCTGTTTATCGAAGTGGACCTCGACCCTGGTGAGAGTTTGGCTGAGCAGATCATGCCTGTGCCCCACACCCCGCTGCCGGCCGAGACGAGCCGGTACGTCAGCGAGGTGATGGACGACCAGTACACGTCCACCAATCAGGACCCGTTCAGCCGTGGGCAGGGTCTGGGTGGTCGAGCCTCTGCTGCTGAGGTTGCGGCGCTGGTCAGCTACTCGTCATCTCAGCTTGGTCACCTCGCGCGAAAGCGTGACGCCACCATCGAGGAACTCGTGCGGGTGTACCTCGCCACGCTCGCCACGTTCGTGGACAACAAGACCATCCCCATCATGGTCAACAAAGCATCCGTTCGG